TAGCGAGTACTTCACTATAAATGGCACTGTTGATGCTAGGCTTATCGGAATCGTATGTAGTGAAGTTTATGGTCTGCATGTTAAGGCGGATTGGACGCCAGATATAGGTGATTTCGTTATCAGAATAGATTCAGAGTTTTTGAGAGAAAAGAAACATGCCGACGCTTCTACAGAGAGCTAAGAACTTACAAAAGACTCGAATGGTCAACAGAAGATCGATCGAGTTCATTGTGGTAAACAGTGAAGAAGAGTTGAATGATATAACTGACGAAGAAAATAAGATCAGGATTATATACAGATTATATGAAACAAAACTGGATAATATTCAGAGACGGACAACATAAATATCAGAAATACCTTAAGAAAGGGTATGGGCATGTTTATATATTGAGCCGTGACGCTTATAACTGGGTACTAATAGACCCGGTTTATAATAATATTCACGTAGAAGTGCTTAATTATGGTGCTAATGATCCAATCCACTTGTTATATGCAAGAGATCCTAGTACCACAGCTATGTATTACATAGAAATAGATGATGATATAGAGCAAAAGGATTTCAAGCTTAATTTATTTAACCCATTAAGTTGTGTTGGATGCGTTAAGTATTATTTAGGGATAAAAGATTTTCGTGTGGTGACACCGTATCAACTTAAGAAATATCTTGATGCGCTGTTGAATAAACAAAAAGATAATAAGATTATCTGTAAAATAGAGAGGAATTAACATGGGTGGTGAAACTGTATCGGCTCCAGCTGGCCAAGATGAAGAGTTGCAGAAACAAAAAGATGAGGAAGAGCGTAAACGTAAAGAGCTTCAGCAAATGAGGCTTAATCTTTTAAGACGTGGTGGTGGTTCACAAAGCGCTGGGAACCAACAAGGTACATTAGGCTAGATCAATGCCTTATAAGATTAATGAGGATAGTAGACAGCGATTCAATCGCTATCTAAAGGCTCAGGCACAGGCAACACCTGTGCGTTCTACGCTAGAATCTATATATGATTATGTCGCACCTAATCGTGTTAACTTTAACAATATAAAAGATTCTGGTGATGTATTAACACAACGCATATGGAACTCAACACCTATTCGTGGTGTTCGTGCTTGGGCAAACCAAGTACAATCTATATTGTTCCCACCTTTTAAAAGATGGTATGAATTAGAGCCAGGAAATGTATTTAAGAATCAAAGTGTTATTAAAGAAGACGAGATGAAGAATATTAAGAATGAGCTCGAATCAGTTACTGAGAGTTTATTTAGCAATATAAATCAATCGAATCTATACCAAGTTGTTAACGAATCGTTTCAAGATCTAGCCATATCAACTGGTGTTATAGCTATTAACGAATGTGATGGTAATGTCCCGTTCTCGTTTGTATCAATACCTATCGACCAGATATATTTTGAGGAAGGTGGTTCAGGGATGTTGGAGAACTTCTGGAGAAACTTTTATATAAAAGCTAGATTCATTGATAACAGATGGCCAAGTGAAGGCATTGAATATCCTAAATGGTTGTCTGATACTTTGAAGACCGATCCTGATGTTGAGGTAGAGCTTATTGAAGGCGTTATCAAATATCCTGAAAATGATAGTGAACACAAGTATCTTTACTATGTTCAGGATGTTAAGACGCAAATGGATCTGTTTACTGAATGGCGATCATATAGTCCGTTCATTGGATTTAGAATGGGTAAAAGACCTAATGAAACATATGGTTGGTCGGTTGCATATGAAAACTTTCCTACAATCCGTGTGTTGAATCTTGTTAGTTACTACATACTTAAGAGTGCTAAGTTCAAAGCATTTCCAGCTTACTTGGCTACTAAGTCTGGGGCGTTGAATCCTTACACAGCTATTATTGAGCCAGGATCAATTATCCCTGTAGCTCCTGATTTCTATCAGAGCCCACCAATAATGCCATTAGAGTCTGGTGGTGATCCAAACTTTGCTCAGTTAGCTGTTGAGAAGCTAGAAGCTGATCTTCAGGCTGCGTTCATGATTAATCCTCTTGGAGATGTCCAAGATGTTAAGAATAGATCGGCAACTGAGATGAACTTGCGTAATCAAGAGTGGGCTCAGCAAAATGCAACCGGCATAGGGCGTATGGCAAATGAATTAGTAAGGCCGCTAATCAATAGTCTTTTAATTATTATGCGTAAGAAAGGATTGATAAAGGATATCATTACTGAATTTGGCAATCAGCGCATTGGTGGTGATGATGATTCGGTATGGATTAACTTTAGATCTCCATTGATCGGTATTCAAGACGAAGATGATGTGAAGAATCTTATATCTGGAGTTCAGATATTAACTCAGAACTTCGGTGCAAATGCAATTGCGTCATTAAATGTTGAGCAAATTCCAGAGTATATTTGGGACAAACTTGACCTTCCTAGTGATTTAATTAAGAGTGCTGAAGAAATAACTCAAGGATTACAGCAGTTACAGCAACAAGCTCAACAGCCAGGACTTGCTAAACAGAAACTTGAAGAGTTAGCTGGAGAACAAGCTCCGCAACAATCTTTATTACCACCAGGTGAATTATAATAGGGGACATTATGAACGAAGAAGAATTGAAAGAATTAGCTGACGCTTATGGTGAGAAAACTGAGGACAATCATAGCGAGAAGCTTGATAAGCTTATTGAACATGGGAATATTATTTTAAATACTGATCATGGAGAAATCTTTATTGATCTTTTGGCTGAAATGTATCTTATGTCACCTGTTAGCCCTGCGGGTTATACAGAGAGAGCCTCTTGTATAAGAGAAGGGCACAACGAGTTAGTTAGATTTATGATTAACATTAAAAACAAAAAGAGGAAATAACGATGATAGATAATGCAGTAGAAAATAAAGAACAAGCTGATAGTCAAACATCTAGTTACGGCCATGAAACATTGGCTCAGGTTCAGCCTAATATACCAGATGCACATCAAGATGATAATGAAGAGCCTAGTTGGTGGTATGATGAAGGTATACCTGGTAAAGGTGAAAAACCAGAATGGTTCAATAATGGTACATTCAAGAATGTTATGGCTCAAGCCAAGCAAGCTGTTGAATTGCGCAAAGCGTTGGGTGAAAGATCTGGTGCTCCTGAAGAATATAGTGTTGATCTTGGTGAAGGATTTGAGAATAGATCTATAGATAAAGAAGACGGATTGTATCAGTGGTGGGATGGTTTCTGTAAGGATAGTAAATGTTCAAATGAATTATATAACAATGGCATTAAGGCATGGTTTAGCTATATAGATTCATTACAAGATAAGCAGCAAGAACAGTATACAAATGCGGTAAAGAGTATGGGGCTTAATGCCGAACAAACTCTTGGTAAAATTGAGAACTGGTTTACTAACTCATTCCCTGATGATTCATTTAGCGACTTCAAAAACACTATTCAAAGCGAAAGAGATATTAAAAGAGTGCTCAAGATGATTGATGGTTCAAGCTCATCAAATATTAACGTTAAAGACAGCAAGCCTTCAATAACAATGGATAGAGATTATTGGAGAAAAGCTATGAGTCCTGCAAAAGGTTTCGGCAGTGATATACCATACACCAACAAGATACAGAAGGAATTTAATGAGTTTGTTGCAAAGGGTGGCAAATTGCGTTAATATTTAGTTACTTATCTTTCTGCTAACTCAACTTGAGACCGGAAAGGAATATTTACTTATTTCTTTTCGGAGACCTCATCTGTAGCTAACTCCGAAGGAATAAAAGGTTTAACTTTTTATTTTTATTGGAGATTTTAAAATGTCTTATTCATACGGTGAACTAAACTCTGTTGCAGTAGAACAGTTTAGTTTGGTATTTGAAAACGAATACCAACATAATATGCGTAAATTGATGAATACAACTCAAGAAATTCATGGTGTTGTAGGTGTTGATTACGTTGCTAAATTCGCAGATGCTTTTGATCTAGCTGATCGTGGCGCTTTTCATTCAAATATTCCTAGAACTCCAGTTCAATATCGCAAAGAACTAATCACTATGTCTAACAAGACTGCGTTGGTTGGTAGTGATATCTTTGAGCAAGCTCTTGTTAATGCTTCTGAATTACAGAACTTGGCTAGACAATCTGCTTGGGCTTTAGCCAGACAGCAAGACCAGGTTATTATTGACGGTATGGTCGCATCAACTCCTGATAACACTGTTACAGCCGCATCTAATTTAACTGTTGACGCTTTGCGTGAAGCCAAACAAAAACTTGACGATCAAGATGTTCCTGCTGATGAGCGATATATCATAGCTACATTTAGCCAGCAACGTAGTTTGTTAGGTGAAGAAGAAGCAACCAATGTTGATTATAATACAATCAGAACCTTAGTTAAGGGTGAGATCGATACTTTCTACGGCTTTAAATTTATTTGGGTTGCAGATGGCATGAGTACTGGAGGCCTTCCTGATCCTGGTGGTGTTCGCGCTTGTTATGCTTGGCATCGTGATTCAATTATCACTCCATACAGCATTGAGCCCAAGATTGATAAAGATTGGTTACCAGAATCACAACAACATATCCTAGTACCTAAAGTACGCCTTGGATCTAAGGTTGTTCGTAACAATGGTATTGTTAAAATTAACTGTACTGAATAATAGGAGAGATAATAATGGCTTTTGAAAATTCAAACTGGGGATCTGTGTGTGTTAATAAGAGCGCACAGT